CGGCGTTGTTTTACCTGAAGGTGGTTCTAATGCAGTGCCAATTGAAATTAGTATACCTTCGCAAGCAATGCCGGTATCCACTCAGCCAGCAACTGTATCAGTAACAGGACCTCTCTCTCGACCATCACAAAAACCGTCCTTTACAGATATCTCAGCTATGATTGCTGAAGCCGCCGAGCAGTCGCTTCAACAGAAGAAAGCGGCAAGTGCGGGACGTAGTATGGGGTTACCGCTCGGCTAAGTTCGTGTTGTTTAATCTTGTGTCTAAGCCTTAAAATATAATAGCACATACAAACAAACACTACTGGTTGAATGATAACAAAAATCCATATGTTAATTTCATTGTATGTCATACCGATGTTCTGTGCCATCACATTTAGTAAGTAAACGCACTGATTAAACGTCCAATCAATTAGTTCATTATAAGTCATTTCATTGCCTTTCTGTCTATGCCCTATGGGCGTTCATACCTCTGACTGCATTGTGCAGGGCAGATGGTAATACGTGTGCATATTTCTGTGTGATAGATATATCAGAGTGTCCTAATATTTCGGACACATACTCTATGCGAAGTCCTTGTGCGAGAGCGTTAGTGGCAAAGGTATGGCGCAAATCATGCCAGACAAAGTCTGTGATGTTGCTATTACGTAGACAAGTCTGCCATGCAGTACGATTGTCTAACACCCTGTCACCTGTGCTCTTGTTAAAAAAGATGAAGCCGCGAAGACAGCGAGGCTGTTTAGACAATGTGTCTAAAATTTTTACCGCCTCATCTGTCAGGGGAACAATACGATGTTTACCATTCTTAGAAATATCACTGGGTATTATAATCTCTTTACCATCAGGCGTAACCCTGTAGTGTTCCCACTTCAAACTAAACTGTTCGTTCCAGCGCAAGCCTGTGTGTACCGCGAACTTTATTTGTAGACACAAGTCCTGATTGTCAGACTGTGTTGCCGTATGAAGCAGACGGTCTAGTTCGTCAGAAGTCAGGTATCGAATACGTTCTTGACTATCTTGTAACTGCCGTGTGTCAAAACTGGCCACAGGATTAAACCTTACCCTGTCAGTATCTTCACTCATCCACCAGACAAACATCTTACTTAGAAGACGAATGTCACGTAAGATGGTGGCATCTGTGACACCGCTTTCTCTACGGGCTAATACATACTCTTTAATCTTGCGGGTGTTGATATTAGACAGCATTGTCCCAGAGAAAAACAAATCTAATTGTTTACTGCTAACTAGATAGCGTTCTGCTGTGCCGCGCTTAACTGCCCTTTGCGTAAAAGAACAGTTCGTGATGCCACAGTATTCTTTTAGAAAACCTGTCATGGCCTCTACATAAGATATATCAGAATGATTGATTTGGTTTTTTGTAATTTCTTCTAAACGTAACTGTTCAGAGATACGGCTGGCTTCGCGTTTAGATGTAGCCTTTGTAGCTTTCCTATACTTCTTACCATCTATAAAGAACTGGGCATACCAAGTGTTACCCCTTTTGTAAGCTGTCATTTTTTTTCCAGTCTGTGCATTTGTTTATTTGTATTGACAACATTATAATGGTGTTAATATATTAGATTGTCAACAAAGGTTTTAAAAATGACAGATGAAATGTATATCACTGACGTAGATGTTTATCTACAAAACATCCGAAGATGGGTAACAGCAAAAGGTTTTTCACCGCATGGGTTGGCTCTTAGCTGTGGTCTTGGACCCGGCACTCTAGCCAAAATGTTTAAACCTGAGTGGAACCCAAGGGTTACTACACTGAGAACCCTTGAGGCTTTTATGCTGGATTATGATGAAAATTTAAAACAGTCTTAATTGTTTTGACGATAAATCTTCATCTTCATCTATCTCTTCTAATGTTTCGGTAAGCCACTCAAGATACTTTGCCGCCTTTTGTAAATCTTCAATTTGATTTTTATGGCGAAACCTGTGTAAGTATTTTTTGGCATTACCTTCACAAAAGTATGAAAAGCCAATCAGCCCCATGCTGTCTTTGAGATAATCAATACATTCGATTTCCCCCTGCGTATAGTGCAGGGGGTTATCAACCAAGTCTTTATCAAGCTGTCTCATTTTCCAAAGCATCCAATCGTAATATCTTAGAGGTTCTTTATCAGACACCACAGCTACCACCGTGTCCTGTGATATCACAAATGTCATGGGTCTCGACAGCTTCTTCAAACTCTTCACCCAGTTTGCTCTTTGCCTCTTTGTAATTCACAGAGACCAAAGGCTGTCCACCACGCGAACCATCTGGGTAGCAAGTGAAGCCACGTAGCCGGTGCATGTATTTCGCAAGGGTCTCTGCAAACGGACGGACTGTGTCTTCGTTGTTCAGCTTGGAACCCCATGACGGTAGATTGATTGTGCTTGAGATAGACATGTCTACATAATCTTGCACGTCTGCTTGGAATGCCATGCGGCGTTCATAGTCCGCAGACAAATCCAACGCACTCTCAATCTTTTCTGGCTGGATATCATAGCGGTCAATCACAGCTTGTGCCGCCGCATCTACAACATACTGATAGTGCCACTTGCTACCGCCCTTCAGATACCGTCTCTTATATGCAACAGCAAACAGCGGTTCGATGCCTGTAGTAGTGGCGGCTAAGATGCCGATAGAACCGGTTGGTGCAATGGCTCGAACCTTGACCGGTCTGCTTATGCCCAACTCATCTGATGATTTCTTTGCCACATGGTCAGACACAGACTTGTAGACATGCAACCAGCGGTGCATCTCTTCTGTGACTTCATACTGCTGTCCGCGCTGTAACAACCACTCATGCATCCCCATGAGACCCAAACCAAGACGGCGGTTCTTTTCACGGACTTTATAAACTTCATCATATGGAAGCTGTGCTTTGAGTGTGCCACAAATCAGGAACTTGGTAGCCAGTTCTACACACTGACGAAACTCAGCAATGTCTTCTATTCGAGACATGTTCAATGAGCCAAGATTACAGACATCACTATCATCTTCAGACGTGACTTCTGTACATGCGTTACGCAATGTCTCGTTCTCGTTCTCGAAGAAATTAAAGCTGAACCCCGGCTCCGCTGATGATAAAGCCTGACGTGTGTTGTCATAAAACAACTCAGGCAACTTCCCAGTTCGCCAATAATCTTCTAAGAACTTGGTGTCCCAGTTGACAGATATATTAGTCATGTCTAGTGGGGCCGCATAATTAAAATCAGCTTCTTTCAAATCAGCCACAGTCTTATCTGTGCCAGCGACTGGCATGGACTTCCAATCTTTAGCACGTAAGAACGCTTCAACGTCTGAGTGTTGCCAGTTCAGAGATGCATAAATAGCTGAACGTCTGCTACCGCCCTGCATGACACGCCGACCAATCTCATTAATAGCTGTCATCAAATCAATCGGGCCTGATGCTACACCGCCAGTCCGCTTGAGTGGTGCGCCCTTGCCACGCAGTATAGAATAGTCCACACCAATGCCACCGCCAGACATCAGACATGACATGGCTCTCTGAGACACAGCGGCCCATTCTTCACGGGTGTCCTCTTGTGCGCGAAGCAAATAACAGTTGTTAAAAAACTTTGCGGGACGGCCAGCATAATACAGATAGCGACCACCGGGGATAAAACGCATAGTCGCAATCATCCATTTCAATTGGTCCACTTCAGACTGTGGTAGCACACTGCCGCAGACATCATCGACCAGCGTGTTCGCCAGTTCTTCCCATGTCTCTGCGCCCTCATGGCTGTACTTATGGTGGAAAATACTTTCTGCAAATTCGTTGCGGAATACGGAAGTGTTCTGTTTATATAACGCGGACATCAATTAATACCTTACTTTGCCTCGCCCCAAGTCTTGCCAATGTCACCTTCGACAAGCCCACGTTGAGGTATATTTTCAAACAAAGACGTTGCGGCCCATCGCATTGTCTCAAGCATCAATGCCAATGTTTCTTCAGCGTGTTCATCAGGAACTTCAGCAATCAGTTCATCGTGAACAACGTGAACCAGATAGGCTGGAATATCCCCCCAACATTTGGGGAACTTGCTAAGAGCCAACAGCATTATCTCTGCCGCACCCCCTTGACACGGCGTATTTATCGACTTGGTAAAAAGCTGAGTAGATTTGAACGGAGCATATACCCGTCCCTGCGGTGTCCATAAGAACCCGCTCCTATCAGCCCTTTCCCGTGTCTTTCGTATCCAATCCCTGAGACCTGTGTAGAGGTCCAACACTTCGTGCTGAATTCTACCGGCCTCATGAACCGTAGTTGGATGCCCGTTGGTAGTCAGCACTTGTGCTAAACCCCTTGGCCCCTGACCGAATAGAAGACCAAAGATGCAAGCCTTTGCGGCCTGACGCATCCACTTTCCCTCACCAGCTTTGAAGTAATCGTCACCGGTCTCGTTTGGATAGTCACCTTTAAAACAGTGACGGGCAGTTAGAGTGTGAATATCCAAACCGTCTTCTATCGCTTCCAGCAAAACCTTGTCTTTTGACAGAGCCGCTGGGACGCGAACTTCGATTTGACCATAGTCACACACAACGAGACTATGGTCAACTTTGGATTTAAAAAGATGTCGGAATTCTGGTGTTGCATTGATTGTTTGCAACGCTGGTTCGGTTACGCTGAAGCGTCCTGTTTCCGTGCCACCGATGCGGAAGTTTGCGTGTATACGCTGAGATACAGGGTTTACAAATCGTGTAAACTTCTCGCCCAATGTACTGTTGTTTTTCTTTGCATCAGCCCATTCAGCGAGTGCCATCAGCGGTGGTCTGAACTCTTCCACGAGTTGCGTGATGTTTTCTAGGACCTCAATCTTGCCAACCTTTAGCTGACCTGTGTCTGTCTTAGGCCAGTTATCCGTGGTGTATGGCTCACGCAACATCAAGTGATACCTCAACCAGTTTGCAACTTGTGTTGTACTGGCTGGGTTCTCAACGATGGGTGCGCCGTCCGCTCCACAAGAACTGAATAACTCAAGAGACTTCTGTCTACCTTCTGTGTCTCTGTTTGCCATGTCTACACACAGCTTGTCATGAGCCGTGCTGTCAAACCCAATGCCGTTGGTCATAACCTCATTCACCGCTCGGATACTGGAGCGCATAAGATTATAGACCCATTCACATTCTTCATATGGAGTGCGCTTGCTGTCCTTGACCAGAGCAAGCTGGGCCTCATGCAACAGCCAAGTGGCTACCACGTCACCCGCCGCATACCGGACTTGCTCTGTGTCTAAGTCTGGCTTAGACCAATCGGATGCCTGTTGTTCTTTGCTGGGTTCTTTGTCCAGCACAACGCGACATCTTTCGGCCAGCGTCTTCCGCTCTGTTGTCAAAGACACAAGAGCCTGTGCCTGTAGCAATGTGCAGTGTGGATGTCTGGATGGTAGGATGCCATGCTGGGAAAGCATCTTCACATCAAACTGTGCGTTGTGAGCCAGCCACACAACCTTGTCCAAGTTGAGGAGACGTTTACCTATCTCATCAAACTTACCCAGTGACACAGCCCAGCGGTCTATTACATGCACCGCCCCCATGCCATCATATATCTGGAGAAGTCGGACTTGTCCTGTACCTACATTCAGCCCTGCCCGTTTTACATGTCTGGCTATGTCATTCAGTATGCTACGTGCATCGTCCATCTTATCTTTGACGGACTGTCGGTCTGCCTTTTGCTGGTCAGTCAGCTTGGCAATGACAGGAAACTTCTCAAACTCCTCTCGGATTTTGTTGTAGGTTTCCTGTTCAGACCGGTACTTGTCTAGCAAAGACATGACAGCCGCTGTCTCCACATCAACAGACAAAAGTATCGGGTCCATCTGTGTATGAAACTTCAGCTTCTGGTCAAACTCTTCAAGCATGATGTCTACATCAGCATCTGTGGTGATGAAGTTAAGTTCAACGCCATGCATGAAGTCATGATATTTTGGGGTGGCGGCTGTTACACCGCCCCCTAATACGTCCTGTAAGTCTGCCATGACTATTCCAGCGGGATATCTTTAGATGCAGACGAACCTTCTGTAGACACTGGTTGTGTCTGGACAGGCGGCTGTTCATCTGGTGTTACCCATCTACAAATTTCCATTGATGGAACTGGCACCTTGCCATACTGCTTATGTTTATAGTGGTCAGCGGAGAACTTCACTACCGGAACTTCTTCACGGTGTGCTCCGCTACGAACCTCTTTTACCCACTGCTTAATCATCTCACCGGTAGCACGTTGCGCCCCGTTTGATGCGCCAGTAAACTGGGCATAGATACTAGCTTCCACACCCATAGTTGGAAGGATGTTCATTTGAAAGCGTACCTGTTTGCCCCAGCCATCATTATCCTGAGTGTAGGGTCCGTGGTCTGGCAACATATCCTGTGATGCCAGTTCTTCACCAAGGCCATACCAGATTTCGTCTATGAGTTGGCCGTCCTTCCAGCATACCCAACCGAATTGGATATTTGGTAGGTCAGGCACAGCCTCAAAGCTGTTATCAGGAAACGTGTCTTCTTCACGCCCGATGACCCACTCACCTTTTTTAAACTTAACATACTGCATACCACCGCTGGTTAAATCAGCGGATGCTGTCTCAAGAGAGTTGGCAAGGGCATCAATGTTCGCGACATCGAACTTAGGGGTTATTGCTGTTTGTGACATTTGTTTTTTCCTTTATGTCTGTTTCTAAATTAAGTGCGTAAAGTAACAGAGAGACGGGGTGTGTATTCGCCCTCAGTTTGAAAGTCGCTAGGTTGTAGCCCCGCTTTCTCAAACTTCTCTTTATCATAACGCGGTGGTGATTTCTGTGCGTACACAGAAACCGAACCCCAGTCAGCTTTCACCTTCTTGGTGTCTGCCTCTTGGAGAACCTCTTTGATTTCCTGTTCCACGTCACGTACTTCTTGCTCTTTGTCTTTCTTCACAGACACAAGAGCGTGACGTTTCACAGCTAAATCGAACAAGCGTTGTTCAATAGCCTGTTCATAATTTGATTTTTCTTGAGTAGGCAGTGCGGCAACAAGGTCACCATTACATTGTCTGCGCCAAGCACAGTACTGACACTCGTCACCGCCCATCAACTTGCCCTCTGGCATGGGTAAATTATCTGGAGAATACCAATTGAATATTTCAATACATCTCGCACGTAGACCGTCAGCTATCTTCTGGTCAAAAGGTATAATGAAAGTCTTTATCTGCGAATAGAAACTGGCATTGACGTATGTGATCACAGCATGTGTTGGCTCGTACTCTGTGAGACGGCGAACTAAATCCATGCCCTGCTGACATTGCAGTACATGAGCATGTTTTGGTTCTCTCAAAAAATCGTATGGGCGCGGGTCAATAGATTTTATTTCATTGTAGACACAGTTGGTCAATACATCCGTGCCATCTACGTTGAGAGGAAACAAATCCTTAGACACAAACAGTCCGTCCGGTGTCGCAGACTGATAGGCCAGCTTGTCTACCAGTGTCTTCTGTCCTTCATCGGTAGCCCAGATTAACTCAATGTCATCTGGCAGACTGTGTTTCAGATTAGTAACAACCCAGTCTTCCATTGCATTACCACGCTCTGCCGCACCCAAGTCCTGAACAAAGCCGGTGTCTGGTGTAACGTCATGCTTGTCATAAACAACTTTACGCTGACACTGACCCACCTCAGAACCACCTGTGGTCATTGACCGGTTGTGTCCACCCCAAGTCTTGCTCTCTGATTTGCGGGTCATGTTGGCCAACAGCATAACCTTGGTGTCTAGTTTAAAATCATCCATCCTCATCATCTTCCTTATCTATTAGGTGTGAGTAGTCACAAATCGGATTTGGTTTAGCTGGCGCAAAATACATGGCAAATTTACCGGCATCTGTAGGCGGGTGTAGTTTCTCGCATGTATCACAAAGCCTTTGTATTGCGGCATGTTGTGCGGTGAAGTGCTCACCTATGGTCTCAGGTGGTTCACCACATATGGGACAAAGCATTGTCAATTCATTATCGAGTTCAATCTCACCGTTTGTTTTGACAAGGTGATACTCAATGCGATTGCAGTGTCTTAAATCTGGCATTGCCCTAACCATTATTTAACTCCTGTGTCTTAACAAAACCCACCGCGAAATGCATCACCTTTCTGCCCCACCATATGCGGTAATATCTGCCTTTCGCGAAGCCATATATTTTGAAATTGTCGTGACGCTTGTATTTCTTCCAGAGAATAAAGGTATGACGAAATGCCTTAACAGAACCTTCGCCAAGTTCTTTCCAAGGACGTGGCCAGTCATCAGGAATATTTAACTTACCATTCGCCATCTTTTTCATTTGCTTTTTTGTCATAAACATTTTTGTCTCCCTTGTTAAAAAGGTTTTCCTTATCTTTAGCTTATATGTTACCTCACACAAGGCGGGGGGAAGCTATTGATACGGTTAATCGTGTAACCAAAGAATACACGTCCGCACAGATAAAGCATTTGAGTTTGACCAAGACCTTTGCTGGCACTAATTTTGGAGTACCCCCCAATATCAGGCATTACCTTCCGTATAGGAATTAAATTCAATAAAATCTCCAGAGCGCAGTTTCTCAAACCGATTAGCTGGTACGGTCCGAGCATCAAAAGAAAGAGACATAGGTTTTCCAGAAACTACACTCTCACCACTCAGAGTAACAAACATCTCACCATCGGAGCCGTGTTTAATTTGCGTACTACGATAGATAAAACCGATATCATCAATCTTAATATTATGGACAGAACAACTTTTCTCCCATTCTACGATAGCCATTTTTATATCTCCTTCATCATTTCATCAAAGACGTTGAGGTCTTTACTGAAGTCTCCGTCAACTACCTTGTTCATCATGTCCATCTTGCTAGACAGCAAACGGTACAGGACACGGTCATATGTCCCTGACGCTATGACATAATGAATAGTGCAAGGTGTTTTCTGGCCTGACCTGTGTATGCGGTCTTCAGCCTGTAGCATTTCACCGACACTGAATGTTGCTTCAACAATCAGCATCTGATTTGCGACTTGTAGATTGAGGCCAGTGCCACCGGACCCAACCGTGGTGACCAAGACACGGGCTGGATATTTTGCCTTTGTCTCTTGGAACTTACTAATAACTTTGTTGCGTTCTTCAGCGGATGTCTCACCAGTGAACCCGACAGCTATGGGTTTGTGTTCTGATTTAGCTTTGCCACGCCTGTTCACTTCAGCAATCAATTCCTTTGCAAGGTGAACGTGGTGGCAAAAGACAACCAGCTTCTCATCTGTGCTATCCAAGAAGTCTACAATCCAATTGACAGACGGTGTCAGCTTAGACCGGCCAATGAACTGGCGTAGCTGGGAGAAGTGTGCGTCACCCTGCTGAATGGCCTCACGCAGATCATAATACTCTTGTGTCCATGACCTATCAGGAAATACCTTGTACTCAGGTTGAAAGAAGTCCAGCGGAATGACAGACCGTGTCTTAGAAGGTAGGTCCAAGCATTCGTCTTTACGTACCCGATGCATTACATTCTGCAACTCAGCATGTAATGCCGGTGCGTTGGTCAGACCATCACACACGTAACCAAACTTACCCTCATGACCATTGCAGTAACGGCGAGTAAACTTATACCAATCAAAAAATTTATCAGGGGCGGTCAGGTTGAGGACCGGAAACAAATCTACCGGACGATTAATTATAGGTGTGCCGCTGAGACCTAAGAAGTAAGGAACCTTCTTAGCCAGTTTAACAACCGCTTTGGTGCGCTGTGCCTTGGGCGATTTGATGTAATGGCATTCGTCACAGATAACAATCTCTGGTCGAATTCCATGTCGGTCAATGTGCGCGGTGGCCTTCTGAGCCATCGCATAGGATACAAGCACAACGGTCTGCTTGTCTTCTTGGGGCCAGTTCTTTCCGTCATAATCAATCACCTCATGGGTAGATAATAAACGATTTAACTCTGTCTTCCACTGTGTACGTAGACCAGCGGGAATAAATATAAGTATCTTTGAAAGTCCAAGGGCGCGGCAAGAAAGGATGGCAGAGATAGTTTTACCCGTCCCCATCTCATGCCCAAAGACACCGCGCCCTTGGTTGTCCAGCCAAAACTGGACAGCTTCAAGCTGATGTTTATATGGAGTAACACCCAGAGATGACAGACTGTTTTCCCATCCAGCGTGTATTCTAGAATGGAAGTCATCTGTGCGGGTCTTTAAAACATCAGCGAGAGAACGAGCATGTACACTCACCTGTTGATTAAACTTGACTGCAAACCCCTGCCCTTCAAGCGTAGGCTTTACGTCATTTGCAATGATATTGTAAACGCTTATTCCAACTTCGGCTTCCATCCGTCCGATATTTACAACCCAGCTACGTTGGGCTGGCTTATAAGAACACTGTGGGATGCGGCCAAGTATATCGGCCAATGCTGGAATAGGATTGGTGGGGCGTAGAACCAATTGAAGGTCTGGTTCCAGTGAAACCTGTAAAGTCTGTGTCATTTGTTCGTCTGTTCGTTTGTTCGTTTTGTTTTGTTACATTACAATGGGGCTTTGTATGTACAGTGTCAACAGTATTATCTAAAAATATTTTTAGAAAAAAAGGACAACATGCCGAAACATGTTGCCCTTCTAGACAGACTGACAGGACGTGCGGTAGGGAGGAGACCGCACTGAACCACTATATAAAGTGGTCTACTTGAGATTATAACACAGGTTATTGAAACTTACTATGGCATGTTGACAACGTAATTTTGTTTTATCATATTCTCACAAGACACAGACTTGATAAGACAGTATAATAGGAAGCAACATGACAGAGGACAGACACACAATTGCAGAATTTTTATCTACCCTACACCAGAACAAAACGTGCGGGGTACTGAGTTTTGAAGCACTAGGAGACAAGCGGGTTATGTATCGCGCCAATGGACGCAGTGCAGACAGCTTGTTTGAATGGATAGAAGAACAAACCCGTGCAAAGCGCGGAATATATATGAGGCAAGCACGGCTGGACCCAGAGAGTACAACCTGTCGAAAGACTGATGTGATGGAACTTACTCACATCTGGGTTGACATAGATGGTGCAGACTTAGACCGCGTTGATTATATAGTTAACGATTACAAGCCTACATATATAGTGCATAGCGGTGGGGGCTTGCACGTTTATTGGCGATTGAAAGAAGCAGTGCGTGATGCCGTGCAGTTTCAGAAAGCTGAGATTGTGATGAAGCAGTTGTCACAAGTATTGCTTGGAGACCCCGCGCCTACCCACATTGCCAGTCTGCTTCGCCTACCAGCAACAATCAACTGGAAGTATGACCCGCCTGTCCGTTCAAGGGTAGCACACGTAGAGCCTTGGCAAGAATATTCGCTGTATGAATTAGAAGACATGGCCCTTGCAAATCAGGACCCCTATGAAAAGGTGATTGGGTTCCTGACCAGCAATGTCCGCATGGGCATGACCAGTCAGGACTGGGAACGTGTAATCAACAACCTGTCTGTTTCTGGTTCCGCAAATGAGTATGGCGGCAGAAACAATTGTGTTGTGAAGCTGGCCGGTTACTGGTCACGCAATGACATCAATCCAAAGACACAAATCAGAACACTCATGGACTACGGTTGCACACTGCCGCTCATAGAAGTCCAAAGTATTGTCTCAAGAATATGGGAGCGCGAACATGCAGAACCAATCTAGCCTTGCGCCTAATCCAGCAGACCCAACACAGCGCATCATCAATCATGTACAGACAGCACAAGCGGCTGGCCGACAACCACGCATGTCTGATATTGTGGGTGCGGCTATTGATGCGATGGTTCTACATTTCAGACAGAACAGCGCAGACATTCTACACACTCAAGACAAGTGGTACACCTTTGACCCAGTAGTTGGTATATGGCGTGTGAAAGATGCGCTGTTTGTTGAGAGTGAGATTGACCAGTGGTTCCGTAACCTGATTGGTATTGTACCTAACCGGAACCTGAGAACTGAGGTTCTGTCTGGTGTGAAGGTCAGAGTATATGTAGATGAGGTGGACTGGGGTCAACATGGCAACGTGATTGTTTGTGCAAACAATGTCGCGTTTTGTTTGGAGACGTTTCAGACTGTGTCTGTACAGAAGAACTGGTATCTTCGTGAAGACAACGTGCTGGCGGCAGAGTGGAATGACCAAGCTGATTGTCCTGTCTGGGATAACACTGTAAAAAATCTGATGGCACACATAGACCCGGGTGACCGGGACCGGGTGATTGTGTTGTTAGAGGAATGGATGTCCTCGTGTCTATATAGACATAGACGGCCCCGTGCCATGTCTAAATGTTTGTTCTTGTATGGAGAGCGCAGGACCGGAAAGTCTACTAT